GGTGGGGGTTGCTCCTAATGTGATTTGGGTTTTGCCAGCTTCGCCTGGGTCTGCTGGACGAGGGTATCGAGGTTGGTGACGGCGTCGACCAAGCCGACCGCCTGCGCCTGGATGCCGGTGAACTCGCGCCCCTGCGCCATCTTCTCGCGGACGTGCTCGAGGGGCTTGTCGCGGTACTCGGCGACGGTTTCTAAAAAGATTTCGTTCATCGAGTCCACGCGCTCCTGCAAGTAGGCCTCAGTCTTCTTGTCCCAGGGCTGGGACGGGTCGCCCATGGTTTTATAAGCACCTGCGACGACGTTCTTCATGGCCATGCCGTCCTTTTCCAAGGCCTTGTGGTAGTTCATGATGGACATGCGTGTGCCGATGCTCCCTACCGTGGCGGTCTTTGGCGCATAGACACGGGAACCGGCAGATGCCAGCCAATAGGCGGCCGAGCACATCGTGTTGCCGTAGGTCAATACCGGACAAACATGGGACGCGACTTGGCGTATCAGGGCGCCGGTGTCCTCGAGGCCGGTGCTGGACCCCCCGCCCGATTCCACGACATGCAGGATGGCGCCTATGTGCCCTTCCTGCTTAAGGGCCGCCGCCTCGAGGAAGGCATTGCGTATGTCGTTGTAGGTGGTACCCCCGAGCAGCCAAGACATGAAGGTGTCCTGGTTCGTCAGACTTCCCTGTGTCGTGATGACGCCAAGGCTGTTTTGAATGTCGACATACCGTGTAGAAGGGCCGTCCCCGACCTGCATGGGGCCGTCTTCCTCGCCGTCCGGCATCGGCATGAGCGAAACCCCCATCTGACTTGGCAAGATGCCCTGGGAGAGGAGCTGGAGCCGCATGCGCACCTCGGCGCAGGAAGCCTCGTTCCCCATCCAGAGCACATCGGCCAGCGTGAATAGCGGTATGTTCACCTGTCTTCCCCCTCCCCCGGGCCCGCGGCATCGGCCTTGTCTGAGACGACGACGCCGACGACGCCTTTAATGCCCGAGGCGAGGGTCAGCAGGGCCAGCGCGGCCTCGAGCTTGCCCTCGTAAATCAGCAGGGTGCCGACGCCGAACGCGACGACGCCGATGGCGCCCCTGACGGTCGAGCCCTCGCCCCAGTCTATGTCGAATTTCATGTTTTAGCTCCTCGGAATCAGCGTGTGGGTGGAAAGGAACGCATAAGCCGCCGCCACCATGCCCGCCAGCGCGACCAGCACCGGGACCAGCCATGCGACCCCCTTCCCCCTCTGCACCATGTCGAGCACGGCCAGAAGCTGCGGCTTGAGCGCGGACCATTCCGCCAGGTGGACCGCCAGCCCGGGCTGCGTCGCCTCGTAGCTGGCGATGTAGCGGTCGACTTTCTTGTCCAGGGCCGCCACGCTGCCCTCGAGCTGGCGCAGGATCAGGGACATCTCGGCGACCTGTATCCGTAATTCGCGGGTATCGGCGCGGCGCTCGGTGGGGGGCTCGATCATTAGCGTGCCTTGCCCGCCCTTTGGGGCGTGTCGGTGGGTGCCTTATTTCCGCTCGTGCCCCGTGCTATGGGGTCATTAGTTGTGGTCGGGTCCGTAGTGCTGTTCGCCTGAGGGCCGCCGCCGGTCGTCGGCATAAATCGGGTCCCGGACAGCGGGGGCGCCCCGGGGGCCATGGGGCCGGTGCCGAGGAGCTGGGCGGCTTCTTGGTCGGTGAGGAAGCCCAATGACAGCAAGTTGAGTACATTTGTCTGGAACATGCTGCGAAACGCTTCCAACTCCAAATCTGGCCGTAGCGAAGGCTTGGCGAACTTGGCCCTGACCTCGCCCTCCACACCAAGCAGGCGCAGGGCGAGGGTGAGCATGCGCGAAAGGAGGGCCGCCACCGGGGCCTGGATGGCCTCCGCGGTCAGCAGGAAGACCAAGGCCTCGGTGGAGGCTACATTTTGACTGCCGGACGCCATGCGTTTGGCCAGCACCGCCGGGGGGGTCTTCAAGGCGCTGCTGGTGCGCCCGTCGACGGTCTCGAGGAACGGGGCGTAGTCGCTGCCCGCGCCGATTTCGCTGGTCAGGTAGCTGACGTCGCAGTAGTCGTAGGCGGTGATGCCGTCCTGCGGCGCGAGGCCCTTGATGACGTTGTCCACGGCCTGGCGCTGCGCCTCGTACCACGCCTCCTGCTCCTCGGGGGGCGCGGCGCGGATGTTGTCCGGGCGGGCCGCCTTGAGCTGCTCGAACATCAGCTTGGCGTAAAGGCGGGCGTGGCCGGTCTGGCGCACCACGCGCTGCACGTCGTCGTTGACGCCCTCAGCAAGTATGGACGCCATGATGGCCGGCTCGAGCGGGGAGAACGGGTAGGGCGAGGTGGGGTCCTGGTCCAGCGCGTTGAAGAAGAAGTTGGGGACGTCGAGCACGATGTACTTGCCCATGACGATTTGGTACGGGACGGGCTTGTACGCGATGGGGGATGTGTTGGCGTTGACCTGCGTCTTATCCGACGCCTTCCACTTGACGGTGGACGGGCTGACTGCAGCGACGTAGGAGGGCATGCGGCTCTTGTCGAGGACCAGCTCCGCCGCCGTGGCCCCGGTGATGGGCACCTCGCGGAGGAGGGTCTCGACCAGCCCGTCGAGGGACTGCCTAAAATTGAAACCCTCGCTGTAGTCGGTCGCGGAAAAGAGCGTCTGCTCGAGCTGGCCCAGCACCTGCTGGCCCAAGGGGTCGACCTGGCCCTGGAGGTCGTAGACCATCAAAGATAATTTTGTTTTTGCCGTGCGAGTCATCGCGCTCACGGCCGCGCTGGCGTCGGGGGAGACGCGGGCGAGGATGCGGACGCGGGTGGCGTCGTCGGCAGCTTGGCGTAACTGGCTCGCTAAACTTTGTAAAGTGTACGAAGACTTGGGGTCGGGAAGGAATATGTCACGCCCTAACCCACTACCTAAAACACTTGTCTCGCGGCCACTGACCAATTTGCGGGGTAATACTACCGCATCCGCCGCTCCTTGTGCGGGCTTAGTCCCTTTAGTTGGGGGCTGGCGAGCCATCTTAGCTTAGGAGGCTCGTCTAGCGAAGATTGCCCCATGCGCTGTGACCGCCCCCGCCGAGAAGGTGGCCGAGGCTACCAAATAGCAGTTGGTGTTTGCCGCCACTTGGATGTGCCTCTGCGGGATGGGATGCGAGCGTGTCTGCGAGGCGGTCGTGGTCAGCGGGGCTTCCTTGAGCGAATAGTGGTCCAAGTCGAGGGTGGCCGCCACTAGGGACGAGCCGCCCGCCAAGACAGTGGCCGTGGCTGCCGCCAAAACGAACGTGAGCGAACCTGAAATTACCCAGTCGCCCGGGGTCAGCACCAACGCGGCCCCCAACGAAACCGGAGTCGCCGTTGTCAGGGAGACGGTGTTGGCGACGAGGACCACGGTGCTGAGCAATTCCCCCGGGAACCCCGCGGCTGGGCTTGTCGCGCCGGCAGTGGGAAGAGCGAGATGTGATAGGGCGTGCTTGACTTCCCCGAGCACGGTGTCGCTGGCGAAAGCCACGTTCATTATTTCGACGGGCTCGCCGGAGCGGGCGCCCGACACGGGGGGGGTGCTGGGAACTAAACTTACGGCGGTGACTGTGGCTGCGGTCATTGGGGGCTCCGGGACTAAGAATTTGTAAAATTCTTGTCATTCTACTCTTGATTTCCTAAGCCTGTGCTGTTTTTATCAAGGAGATAGCGAAATTTCAACTTATTTCTCTAGCCCAAGCTTGATGCGGCCAAGCCGTGCCGCTTCGGCGGCCTCCTCCAACGTGGCGAATGTGCCGAACTGGTAGTCTTTCTTGTTCTTCCTCGCCCTGGCCACGAATTTTCCCTTTTTGACTACCACCCCTCTTTTCCCACTTTTATTTGTAACTAAGAGGCGTGCATCCAGCGTGGCCTTAATCCGACGGGCAAAGCCTTCGCCTGTCTCCATAGGGTGTGTACCTACACCGTCGGACCCGTGGTTGGCAAACTCCCCGAGAAAAGCATTCCGCGCTTGTTGAGCGACGCGGGTGGCTTCTTCAAGGCTTCTATAACTTCCAAACGAGTAATGTCTGCCCTTGTCTGTGATGTTGACTGTCCATGTCTTCCGCCTGTCATCCCAACTAACATTTTTTTGAGACGAAGTATTTGTTGAGTACTTGTTTACGTTATGCATGTTATCCGACTTGTCGGCTAAACGTAAATTTGCAATCCTATTATTACTCCCGCAGGTATCTATGTGGTCAATATCTTTATCTGCCTCGATTCCGTACACCATAGCCCATGCAACTCTGTGAGCGCCGTAATTGGAGCCAAGCAGCACCAGAATCACATAACCTTTACAAGAGAAACCGGCAACCGTACCTGCGTGTCTCGTATTCCATGAATTTTGAATTCTTTTACAGCTAAAATACGAAAGTGGTCTTACCTTATGGGTAAAGATTCCAGTATCTCTGTCGTAACTAAGCAATTCGTTGAGCACCTCTTGCGAGGGTAGGGGTTTGAACCTTGACATTTTGCTTCCTCAAACAGAGCAAAGTCAGACAAGAAGGGAATGTGCAGAGGCGCTGTCTGAGGAACGCCCGTCGCCCCGGCTGGCCGGCCGGGTCTTACTGCACAGTATTAGAGTATCACATCAACCTGGAAAAAGATACGTCCCGGGCGAGAGAACCACCCCGTGGACGGCCGCCTCGCGGGGGTCGCGAAAGCCCTCGTCGTCCTTCGGGACCAAGGAGCCCACCTGGACGGGGCGGGGGGCCGGCAAGGGGACGTAGCCCACGCTCAAGTTCTCCCGCCACACCAGCTCGGCGGCGATGTGGCAGTACACGCCCGCCAGGACCCAGTGGTCGGGGCCGCTCGAGCTCCAGACCTCGCGCTGCTCCCCGGGGTCGAACGCCGCCCCGGCCGCCCCGTCGTAGTCGAAGCTCACCTTGGCGATGTTTGACGCATGGTGGCGCAGCGTGCCCTTGTCCTCGGGGGACTTGCCGATAAGCTCGGGCATGGCCGGGAAGCGCACCTTGTCGTGGTTGACCGCGCTGGCGTAGGCGGTGACGACCCGCGTCCGGTGCGACTTGATTTCCTGGGTGTCCTCCTTGACCACCACGGCGTTCAGCGACGCGTCCTTCAGGCTGAAGTCGCAGGCGTAGACGACCCCGGGCGGGAACATGGCCTGGATCTTCAGCACGCTGGGGGTATAGGGGTACTGGTCGATGACGAACTTCTGCAGGCGGAAGGGCTTGAGCAGGTTGAAGACAATTTCCGGCAGGTCCTCCGCGTCGGGGCCCTGGCAGGGCAGGGTGGCCATCCAGACGATGTCGAGCCTGTGGTTGGGCAGGGGCCGGCCCACCTTCAGCCAGTTCGGCTTGCCGCAGTCCATGCCCGCGACCAGCCCGTACATGGGGGTGTAGGCCGCCTGGGCGGGGGGGAACGGCGGGAGCACGGCGTTGTCGACAATCTGGCTGTCGAGGATGCGGTTGGTCTTGTCGGAGTAGGCGAGGCCGAGGCGGTGCTGGACGAACTTCGCCAGGTCCCCCTCGAAGGCGACCCTGCCCCGGATGAGCCACTCCGGCGTGCGCTTGGGGCGTCCGCTGGCGTCGAATGGCAGGTCGAACGGGGTGACGTGGTACCCGCTGCGGGCCACGTTCGGGCGGGTGACCTTCGGGACCCACTCGCGGTGCTCGGGGGCAAGGCGGGACTGGGGGACGACTTCGTGGCACTGCGGGCAGAGGATTCTTGCAGACTGGAGCAGGCCGCGGGCGTCCAATGCGTAGATGTCGGAGGGGGCGAGCTCGATGACGGGGGCGTCCCAGCCGTCCACGACGACGTTCTCGTAGTGCGGCCAGAAGCTGTGGCCGCAGGCGGCGCGCACCAGCCTCTGCTTCTGGTCGCTATGCTCGTACAGGTGGCTGACCCCCAGGTTGGGCACCAGGGGCGTGCTGAAATTGCGCCGGATGCCGCGCAGGCCCGTCCTGGGGTCGACGTAGGCCGAGTTGTCCATCGTCGCGTCGCTCGTGGCGAGGTTCTCGAAGTTCATGTAGCTGTGCTCGTCGCAGATGCGCAGGTCCACGGGGTCGGAGATGATGTCCCCGCTCCAGGTGCCGCCCGTGAAGAGCTGGGAGGAGCCGAGCTGCTTGAAGCTGGAGGAGTCGGAGCCGGGGACGAGCAGGGCCTTGAGGTCGGGGGAGTTCTGGATGCAGCCGTCGTAGCGGGACTTGACCAGGTGGAGCGCCCGCTTGATGTGGGGCAGGAGCAGCATGGCGGCGACGTCGGGGGTCGTGGCCAGGAACGACAGGGCCAGCCGCATGATGACCTCGGTCGCGCCGACCTGGCGGGGCTTGGCGATCACCACGTCGAGGCTGGCGTCGTCGAGGATGGCCTCCTGGAACTCGAACCCCTTCAGGCTAAACAGCCTGCCCCGCAGGTAGGTGTGCCGGGTGACGTACTCGCTGAGGTGGCCGATGCCCTGGGTGGCGAAGACGCTTTCGCGGATTCTGCGGAGGTGCGATGCGTCCCTCTGACTGAGCCCGCTCACTCGCCCGATTCCAGGCTACCCTTGCTAAGCCGCTCGGTATAAAGCTCAAGAAAGCGGGAAGCCAACCCTTCGTCCACTTCCTTTAAGACCTCTATCAAAATTTTCTCCCGTTCCGCGTCCCGGTGCTGCCCGGCGATGTCCTGGTACAGCTTCGAGACCGAGGCGAGCTGCTGGCTCACGGCGCTGAATATCTTCTGCGCCGAATTTAGGGTGTCCGGGTCAAGCAACTGCCTGTTATATGTGGAAATATCATCAGGGTCGCTGCAGCCGAGCGCGGACGCGGCCTGGTGCAGCAGCACCTGGCCAAGCTGTTGAATCTTCAAGGCGTGCTCGGCCAATCCGAACGAGGCGTCGAACTTGCCTTTCTTCTGGGCGCTCAACCGACCTCCAGCACGCCCCCCGGCGGGGGGCTTTTAATATCCAAATCAAACATCACGGCGACGGAGCCGATGCCTTTGGGGGAAAGGCTCAGGCGGCTCATCTTGGCGCCGGAGGTGCGGGCGTAGAGCGCCATATGGGCCAGGGCGGCCTCGGCGCCGCCTTGGCTGGCGAGCGCCATGAGCGAAATGCAGTCGAGGGCGGGGGCTTCGGGGGACGGTACTTGCATTGTTTTTTGCCTTTAAAGGGGGTTTTGGGTGGTTTTGCTTGCAAAACTACAGTATTTTTGGGTTTTTTGCAAGAAAATCGAGGTAAATAGCTGTTTTTTATCTGGTTTCTTCTTGTTTTTTCCTTTTGTAGCCCGGGCTACCCCCGTGATTCACGAACTCGCCGTGCATCTCCTCCCTAAGCTGCCGGGCAGCCTCGACGGCAGCCTCGAACGTGGCATGCCCACTTTTCTTGACTATCCCCTTGTGTTTAACTTGGGCAAACCACCTCTTCCAGGTGTTGCACCACCACACATTCTTCGCACCGCTCGTGTTGTTTATAGGCAGCCCTGAATTGCATGAGTTGTCAGACCGACTAGCCGCCCTTAGATTCTCCAGCCTGTTGTTCTGCGGATTTCCGTCGATGTGATCTATATCTTCCTTAGGCAGGCTTCCATATGCCATTATCCAGACTACTCGGTGAACCTTTAATTCGCCGAAACCATGACTTGTGACTACTAGATATCCTTCATCGTTGGGCGTAGCCCCAGTTTCTTTGTCTGCCCACGAGGTATTCCACGAGTTATACGCCCTGTTACTATTAAACTCATCTCTCTCGCGCCGGTTATGGAAAAGCTTCCCGGTCGCCCGGTCGTGGGTAAAGAATTTCAGCAAGGTTTCTTGGGACGGATAAACTTTGTAGCGCATGTACTGATTCCTACAACGGCAGGCAACGGGAAGGTAGGGTGCGGAGAGGACCCGTTGTGATTCCCCCGTCGGCCGCTAAGCCTTACCGCACTAACGGGTAGTATAGCATGCTTTGATTCTGAGAATTTAAGGAAAAATGTCGAGGTGCCCTCCCGCCCTTGAATAACCTTACAAAAAGAAAGGGTGTGGCGTAGTTCCCACACAAACAGTGCGTGACTTAATAACTCATTGATTCTTAACGCATTACTATCCTTATCACTCTTAAGAGTGATAAACCGCATTATCACCCAATAGAATTGCATTCTGCTATTCCATTCGCATTATGCAAATGCAGAATGCAAAGATTAACCCATGGCACAGTCCCTGCATACACGCCCAACCCATTGAAACATAACGGATAAGTGACGTTGGCATTGGGTTTGCTTTCTATTACATGCAAGCACACCATAACAACACGAGAGCCACTAACATGAACGCCACTACACACGCCAGAAACATTGTCGAGACATGCGCAAAGTTTAAACATGACTATCAGGGAACCACTAGCGTACACCTTGCCACTCTGCTATCCATACTGTTTGCAGAGCATGGCTATGCAGTATCGCTGGTATACGCTGGCAATACAGGCACGGTGTGCGCCGCACATAACCCGGAATGATTAGCCTATGCCGCACTAGCCTATAGTGTGGCACGGGATAGGCATTCGGCCTATCAACAACAACAACATGAGAACCAAGAAAATGAAAGCACAATCCAAACTGAACATAAAAGCATTGGCGATAGAGTACACGCGCAACGCCGAACTCGGCAACGATACGCTTATCGATACGTTCCGTAAAATGTCCCATGTCGCACAGGCTATCGAGTATCTCGACACATGGAGCGTAACCTATGATGTGATAACCAATGAAAAGCACATGCTAGTCGGGAAAGCAAAGGCCAGTGACAGGGAAAGCCTGAAAATTGTTGCGGATAACCATAGCAAGGTGAAACCCGATAAAAGGCATAGCATACTTGTTAACCTGAATAAAGCCGTGGGTATCAGCGTATTGCCACAAGGCCATTCTTTCAAGTTCCTACAGTCAAAAGGCTTTTTCATCGGCGAACCACAGCAAAGGCCGGAAAAATCCAATGCTGATACCAGCAGTGACAAGGCAAAGGCCGCAACCGCCAATGAAGCAAAGTTCGCCGAGCTTGCCAAGAAACAATCTTCCACTCAATCAGAGCTTGAACTTTACAAGGCATGGGTGCAAGCCTACGCCGCACAGGCAAAGGCCAACAACCTGCCCTTGATCGACCGCGCAAGTCTAACGCCGGCCGCAAAGCCCACAGCTAAGATAGTGCAAATGCCAAAAGGGAAGAAACAAGCGGTCAAGATCGCGGCAAACGGCTAATCGCCAAATAGTGAAACGAGTTTCACTTTTTCAAAAAGTGAAACCGTTTCACTTTCCAAACTAGCCGAACGGCTAGTAATTCCTCAAAAGCACAATCCGCGTATTTTGCGCGGATTGTGCTTTTTTTCGCGTGAAAAATTCGCCCTTGTCGCACAAGGCAAAAAGTGAAACCGTTTCACTTTTTGCCCGGCGCCGCCACGGCTTTCCAAAAACGTAGCTACATCAGCGCTTCAACGTAGCTACGTTTTTGCCTATATTTTCGCACCCAAACCAAAACAGCCAGCCCATTGGCTGTTTTTTTGCGCCAAAAAGGCCGGAAAATGAAGCAATCCACAACCAAGTCCAAACTGAACCTCGACGGGATTTTGGCCCGGATGGCCGATTCCGGCGAGCCCACGAACAGGCAAATCACAACATGGCACTCCTACCGCGTCCAAACCTTGCAAAACGGCGTTTGGGTGCATCCCACCTATTTGCCAATCTACAAGGCCAAGGCGGAAGCGCTCAAGGCCGCCATTTGCGGCTTCCCCTTGGGCCAGGCAAGGGTCATTTTGTTAAAGTTTCATAATGAGACGCTCATGGAGGAGTGCGAGGTGCCGCAGAAGGAGTTTTTGGCGGAGTGCGTCAAGTACGGGAAGATCTGACCCTCAGACGCGCCTTTTAAGGCCCCAAACAGCCCCGCCACGGCGAATTGAGGCCGTGGCGGTACGACACTGGCCCCTGGCCGCCCTTCGAGGCGCTTAGGGGCTTTTTTTGAGACAACAGGAGAACAAAGATGAGCGAAGAACAGCGAATACGCATAATCCACTTGACGGACGACATCGAAAAGCTCAAGGGGGCCGTCCGCCGGCACCTGCGCCCCGACATCCAGATGCTCGGCGACGCGGCCCACGCACTGGCCCGGGGCAAGCCCGCCGTGACCGCGGACCACATCGATCGCGTGGCGGACTCGCTCAGGGAGTTGCTGGCCTTGATGGACAAGTAAGCTTTTCAAAATCTCATTTTTCGCAAAGCCGCGCAATCCGCGGCTTTTTTTCGGCCCACCACCCATTCCTGCAGTGGCGGGCCTTTTTCGACCATCACAACAACAGGACATTAGCCATGAACATCCCCACATTCGTTTTCGAAGTCGTCGACATCAACGGGCTGGTAGTCTATGCCAGCTTTTACGCCGCGCTCGCGATCCGCTACGCCCTGGACCACCAAGGCCAAGGCTTGACCGTCCGGTGGCCCGCATGAGCGCCCTCAGGCGGATCTTGTCCGCCATGGACGGGCTCCACGGCCTTTTTAAGCCGCTTAGGCGGCAGGAGGGGCGCTGGTAGGCTACAATCAAGGCCAAACACCGGAGGAACCCATGGCCACCAGCCAGCAAGACATGAACGAGAAGATGGCCAAGATGAGGGCGGCCCGCAAGCCCTACCCGGGCCACTCGGCCGAGACGCGGGCCAAGCAGAGCGCCAAGGCCCAAGGGCGGCAGGGCCACGCGTTCACCGAGGCCCAGAGGGCGCGGATCGCCAAGGCGAACACCGGCAAGGTCCGCACCGAGGAGGCCCGGGCCAAGGTGTCCGCCGCGAAGACCGGGGTGCCCCAGTCCGCCGAGGCCAACGAGAAGCGGGCCGAGGCGCTCAAGGACTGGGCCGAGTACGGGATAATGGGAAAGGAATTGAGATTCATTACCATGTTGGCAACAGGGCAATCGGTCAAAGCAGCCGCACAGATTGTAGGGTTTACCCCGCAGGTGGCCTATCGCTACGCCAATGACCTTGATTTTAGGCAGGGAATCTTGGACGCCACGGCCTTGATGCGCGTTTTGCTCTACAAGGACATGCCCGCCATGCTGGACACCGCGAAGAAGACCCTCATGGACGTGATGACGAGCCCGACAGCAAGGAACGAGTGCAAGGTCAAGGCGGCCGCGCACACGATTTCCCTTGCCATCTTCCTGGCCACCCAGGACAAGGGCTTCGTGCCGCCTTTGCCCTCCGAGGACGACCTGAAGGCCATCGAGGGGCTGCTGCTGGAATAAGATTGACGCGATTTTTGAACCCAACCCCGCTTTTCGCGGGGTTTTTTTTGACCTGAAAAGAGGAAAAGAAGATGAAGATGAAAGCTGGGTTTGTTTTGGCGCTGGCTCTTGGCTGTCCGCTGGCCGCCGGGCCCGCCGGGGCGGAGAACTGGGTGCCCGTGGCCGGGTCCACGATCCGCATAAACGCGGACGAGCTGATGTATTCGAAACAGGGCGGCAGGGTCTTTTTGGTCTTCAAAGCCAGGCACGGGGACCTCGCCGGGAGGTACTACATCAAAGTGGACTGCTCGGGCACGGCCCTTAGCCTATTTTCGACTGAGGGCGAGGGGTTCCGCGATGACGTGGACTGGCCCCCCGGGACCGTTGGCGGGGACTGGAGGGACCGGGTGTGCAAGCCTTTTATGAAGTAGGGGGTTCGGGCTTGAAAAGGCCCCGCGGGGGGGCGGGGCGGGGGGCTAGTCGGCGGGCGGGGCCACTTCTTGGGCCTCGACCTCCGCGAGCGATACGAGCCGCGCATCCGACCAGCCAAACATCTCGACGACCTGCTCGAGCGTGGCGCCGGTTGCGCGAAAGTCCCTGAAGAGCAAAACCGGCACCGGCTCGCTGTGCTTTGCGTGGGGCGGTCGGCGCATGGCGCCAAGGCCCCTGAGCAGCGCGGGGTAGCTGTCGCCAAGCGCGGGCTCTATGACAACCATGATGGGGCGCTCGTCGAGCAGCACGGTGTCGTCGCTTACGGTGAGGATGACGCTGGCCCCGAGCTTTTCGAATTTCAGGCTCCAACACAGGGAATCTTCCTTGGGGTAGCAGTAAAGGGATTTTATGAACCTGACTACAAAATCCCCGTCCAAAAATTTAACCTGCATAGCGTTGTAATCTAAGGCTTTTTGTTGAACTTCCGCGCTATTTGCCATGGGTGTCCCGTAATAAAAAAAAGCCCTACTGCCCATTCGGTGGAACTGCGCAAAGAAGCGGGCGCACGGATGGGAGCGGGGCTTTGTTTAGCTTCTCTTTGGGTTCGGGGTTCCACCCCCGGCCTAATCATAGGCAGGTCCATTGTGCCAAAATCCGCCCTGGCTGTCAAGGCCGGGCGCAAGTTGTTGACGCTTCACACAATGTTGAACAAACGCGCACGCGTGATGTGGGAAGACTGGGTTGTGTTTGCAGATAACTCGGATAACTCGCATACGTTTCCTCAAGCGCCCATAAAGTGTCAGAGCTTTTATGTATGTGATAATGTGCTTTAAAAAAAAGTGCTGACACTTTCTCACGGGGTAGGGAAACACATACGAGTTAGCCGAGTTATCTGCAAAATGCAGCCTTCTTGCCTGGCGGCAAGGAAGGCTGCTAGCCTGTTTTCAGACCTTTTCCACCGTCCAACGCATTGTTCTTGAACGGCAATCAAGCTCTCCCGCAATCCTGAAGCCTCCTTCGTCCGAATTCTCGATGACCTGGCCTTTGTGCAGGTTAAGCCGCTTGATGATGGCGTGCGGTGTCACGGCCTCTATGCCTTTGCGGGATCCGGCGAGGTTCACGACGGCCTCCTTGAAGTTTTCGATGTCCTGGGCGGATGGCGTCCCCTTTATCATCTGCCTGCCCTTGTTGTCCTTCTCGTCGGCCAGGCACCCGTTGGCCGCCTTGAGGATTTGCAGGCCGAGCACGGTCGCCTCCTCGTTGAAGAGGGCCCGCCACGCGGCGTGGAACTCCGCCAGGTGCATGTGCGTGGGGTTTACGCTGTCCACCTCGTGGTGGTTGCCGTAGGGGTCGTCCTCGCCCGCCCAGGCGAGGCAGGCGCGGATGTCGTCCGACCAGCCCTCGAACGAGCCGATGCGCTTGTACCCCGGGAACTTCGGCTTGCCCGCCTTGTGGAATTCCCGCAGCAGCGACAGCGCGGCCCCGAGCAGCCTGCCCCGCTCCTTCAGCACCCACGCCCGCAGGTCGGGCATGTCCGGGAACTCCCGCTCCTCGGGCCGTTCCATCGCCGGGTCTATCTTGCATCGGATCACGCGCCGCGCCAGGTCTTTCTCGAACTGGAGGTTGTTGCCCGTTACCGTGAACATGCAGGACGTGTGGAGCGTCTTTTGCTCGGACTTGCCCAGCACGCGCCCCATCACCGAGACCTCCGTCATCAGGGAGCACAGGACGGGCCCGCCCAGCGGTGTCTCCACGTTGTCGAGGCACACCACGGGGAGGCCCATCATGGCGATGGCGACGACCCGCTTTTCGGTCTCCTCGTCGGTGTGCCCGGTGTTTATCATCGGGGGCCTGGCGCCGGTCGCGATGAGGGACACGACGGACGTGAGCAGGCCCTTGCCCGAGCCCCGGGTGGTCGCATCGAAGGCGTGGAGCGGGACTGATTCAAGGCTCTTGCGCACCACCGCCGTGAGGATGGCGGAGAGGGCGACGGAGCGGTCGGCGTTCTTGCCGTCGCAGGTCACGAAGGGGAAGCCCTTGAGCGGCTCCAGCAGCGCCTTGACGGCCCTCCTGGCTGTTTCCTGCCCCGACTCCCCCGGCGCTGGCTCCAGCATCTCCACGGGCGGCCCGTCGTAGGCGACGTAGATGCCGGTGCGGGCGTCGTAGCCGTTTTTGTTGATGGCCCTGCCGGTCTTCAGATCCATCGTCGGGCAGGCCGACAGCCCCGTCAGCGGCGGCACGTTCCACTGCCCGACGCGGGCGCAGAGGGTCTCCGCGATGTAGGTCGGGCAGTCCTTCCTGACGAACTTTTCCGAACGCGCGTCCCACACCATCCACTGGGCGTGCTTCGTCATGGCCTCGCGCACCCACACCTTGTCCGCCGGCTCGATGTAGATGGCGCCGTCGGGGATTGACGCGCCCTCCCCGCATTTGCCTTGGCAGGCCTTTTTTGCCTGCGCCGGCCTGACCAGCTTGGGGCCTTGCTGGTAGAGCTCCTCCTTGGCGTCGATGATGGCCTTCTCGCCCGCCGTGACGAGTTCGGGGAGCATCCCGCCCGCGACGCGGATGACCGGCTTGCCCGAGCCGGTCGCCTCGGTCTGCGCGTCGGTCATCGGGAAGTAGCGGGTCTGGCCGTGGGCGAACGAGTTGATGAACGGCCTTGCCTTCTCCTCGTCGCCGACGCTGTCGTCCCTGCCTTTGAAGTTGGCGTAGAAGATGGCGGTCGACTCGCCGTATTCGGTCCCTTCCAGCGGGTCCGCCATGGCCTTGCCGTCGTACTTGCGCATCGACTCCGCGTCCTTCAGCACCTCGCCCACGGTGACCGTGCCGAGCGCCTTGTCCGCGAACGTCAGCAGCCAGTTGCTGGGCAGGTCGTGCGTCTCGCCCCTGCCGACGGACTCCACCTGCAGCCTTGCGGCGACGGGGTCCATGCCCGCCCGGACGCGGGCGTCTATGAGCGGCCTGGCCCACTTCTTCAGCTTCTTCTCCGACTCGGGCTTCTTCTCCTCCTTTGCCGCCTTGACCAGCGCCTCGTAGGCCGCCTCCTCCGGTTTTTTAAGGTTCTTTATCCTGCGGGTGTCGAACAGGCAGCCCTTGTTGGTCTGGTTTCCAGGCGGTTTATAGCACAGCCCCCCGCCGACGCGCATGGGTTCGCCCACGAAGTCGAGGCGCTCCGGCGAGAACACGGCGTCGTCGATGATGCCGCGCACCAGGAGCTGCCCCGTCCTGCCCAGCTTGATGAACCCGTAGCCCTTGTCCAGCAGCCACAGGCGCTTGAACAGCGCCTTGCCCGCCCGGGCGATGTCGGTCGCGTCCTGCACCGCGATGTACAGGTGGAAGCCGCGCCCGCGCTTCTTCTCTTCCCCGGCCGGGTAGACGCCCGACGACGCCGACTCGCGGTGCAGGGAGGAGCAGTGCTGCAGCCCTTCCTCCCCGCCCAGCCCGAGGTCGTCGCAGAGGATTTTGATGAGCTTGCCCGCGCTGAGGAGCATGCCTTCCGCGGCGTAGTCGTTGTCCAGCATCAGCAGCCCCGGCCCGTCGGGGAAGCGGAAGAAGTCCTTGGTCCTGCTGATTACCGCCCCTTTCTTCTTCATGGCGTCCAACGCGCCCTTGGTGACGATGTTGACGAGGCTGCCGTAGTCCTCGCCGAAGGTGCCGTAGCCGAACGCCACGTTCGGGCCCGCGGCCTCCATCTCGGCGGCGAAGCCCTCGATGGTCAGGGCCATGCGCTCCGCGGTGCCCCTGTGCATCTGCGCGTTCGCGCTCTTCTGCATCTTGCCGTCGACGAGTTCGATCCGCTTTGACAGGGGGTCTACCGAGGTGAACTTGGTGAAGGTCAGCGGTGTGTTGGCCTCTTCGTCCCGCTCCTTGGCCTCTTTGGCCGTGCTTTTGGGCTTGATGACGGCGCTCATGCGGCACCCCCGTCCTCCCCCTCCCTTGTCCCCCGCTCTCGGAACTCCGCCGCCAGCGCCTTGCGCGCCAGTTCGGCGGCGCGTTCCACCCCCGCGGCGAGGTTGCCCCCGTACTCGATGAACACGTCCCGGTCTGCCGTCCGCATGCGGACGGTCGTGTTGCGCCTCACCTGCTCCGGCGGGAGGTTGCCGCCCTTCCGGCGGCCGGTGGGCCGGCCGTGCAAAATGACCCGCCCGTCGTCCGCGATTTTCTTGATGATTGCGTTCATGGTGTGTTTCCTGTAAAATAGCACAGCGAAAAAGGCACAAGCTTACTCCCTTCCCGCCCCCACCGCAACACAATCGCAACAAAACTTTTTAAACCTTATTTTTCAACCACCTAAAGGAGACAGACAGAATGAAATTCCACCCCATGGTCGGATACCTGATGGCGCAAGTGGCAGG